ATAAGAGTAAATACTTACAAGTAATTTTAAGGAGAAACACATGTACGATTCACCAATTAGAAATGATAAACTTCTTCGAGAAGCCTATGAAAAAGGCTACAATGATGCTGTGAATGAACAATATCAGGGAATTCCACAAGGAATGGGATACCTCAAACAAACACCACAAGCCGACCTTGCACCTCATGTACCACCCGCAGGACAGCACGGTGCCCATCGTGCTAACGCCCCAGGAGTTCCTGGTGGAATGGGTGCCCGTGGACCGAGAGATAAGTTCCACCCTGCTCTTAGAAGATATTGGAGAGACAATGGACATGGTTACGGACAACTTGTTCCAACCGACATGCTTCCGGGAGAAAGTTTTGCACAGTGGAGTGCGAGAATAAGGCGAGGGGTTGTAAATGAGCAGGCGGCAGGACAGCAAGGACAATGGCATGATTATCCACAGGGTAACAGATTTGTTGTCAAACAAACTCCTTGTTGCCCAGTTCGATGGCAACTCATTGACCTAGAGAATGGTAGAGTTCTTCAAACTTTTAACACATGGAAAGAAGCGAACAGTAGAGCCGCATGGTGGAATAATCAGGGTCATAACCCTAGAGAGGAAGAGTACGAAGATTATGTCCCCAAGGATGATGAAAACCGACCCGGAAGTAGCAGTAATGTTTACCAAGGTCCAGTGGGTAGTCGAAGACAACCCAGAAGACATATTAGTAATGTTCAACCAAGAAAAGATTCACCAAACTTAGGTGGTGGATGGCCAGGCGGTGGTGGATTTGGCGGAGGTGGTGGTTAAAACCAAACAAACAACATCAATGAATATAAAAGACTCTCCTTCGGGAGAGTTTTTTTATAAATACAATAGGAGAACTCTATGACTACAGAACTTCCAGGACTATCTGCAAATGTTTCCACTGATATTACTCAGAGGCAACCATCGAATACAAACTATGTACAGAACACAGGATTTTTCTTTACCATTCAAAGACTTCCTGCTGTTCAATATTTTTGCCAAGAAGCAAATCTTCCTGGTATGAACTTTAATGAAATAATTCAACCAACAAGATTTATTAATGTGAAACATCCTGCAAGCAAACTAACCTTTGATAATCTAGAAATCTCATTTCTAGTTGACGAAGACCTTGCAAACTGGAGAGAAGCATATGAATGGCTTCGTACTATAGTTCCCATTGAAGATTCTACAAACCAAATAAATGCAGAAGACCACTATTCTGATGCAACATTAATATTATTGAATAGTGCTATGAGAGAAAATGTTAGAGTAAAATTTAAAAATTGTTTTCCAACTGCACTTAGTGGATTGAGATTTTTGACAACACCGACAGAAACAGAACCACAATTGGCAACAATGACGCTTACATTCGACACATACGAAATAGAAAAGGTATAAACAAATGGCAGAAGACTATTCAAACTTTGATTTCGGATTCACCGCAGTAGATGCAGATGAATTAGACGGCGGTGCTGAAAGATTAGCAGAAACACAAGAAGTCGCTTCCGAAGTTGCATCAACTGTATCCGGCGCATTGATAGATAGAATCGGAGAATTGGAAGAAAAGATTGGCTCTATTTTAGTAGCAATTCAAAACACAGAGACAGAAGACTTTTCCCTTCCAACTGATGACTTGTCTAGAATTGAAGGGAAGATTGACCAGATTGTATCTCTTGAAACAGATGAACTGGCACAAATGTTTGCACAGCAGGGTTCAGATATTCGAGCAATTATTGATGAAGTCGAAGAAAGAAAAGGCGAATTAGAAAAAGAATATGCCGAGAAGATGGACAGTGTAAAGAAACTCATTCTACCACTTCTCTATAATCTTCTAAAGAACCCCGATAAAGAATACATTCTTTGGCCAAATAGAACAGAGGTTATTCAAAAGCAGATTGCAAAAATTGAAGACGCGACGAAGTAGATTTTATACATATAATACAATCAACCGAGGAGATTTTTATGTACAACAGTCCTATTAAAAATGATAAACTAATACAAGAAGCCTATGAAAAAGGCTATCGTGATGCATTGAATGAAGCATTACCACCAAGTCAATATCAAACCCCCGGAGGGACGAATCCGTATCAAGGACCTGGTCTCCCCCAAACAACACCTGTTGATGAATATGGCAACCCAGACCCTTCGCGAATGACGAAGGAACAATTATATTGGTACTATGCGACCAAAGGATTTATGATTAAATAATTAGTTGACTTTTAAATTTTCTATTATATAATGTGTACATGGACTTAAGTGATATTAGAAAATTAGTGGCAGAAGATATGCCTATTGACGATACCGAATTGGATATCGAATCAATGACCATTCCTCAATTGCATAACAAGTATCTCAACATTTATTTGGATGAGAAACTTGTCTTACAAAAACTCAACAGTGACTACTATAGGCTTAAGAAAACGAAGTGGGAATATTATACAGGTAAACTGGACGAAGACCAACTTAAGGAATATGGTTGGGAGCCATTCCAGTTTAAAATTCTAAAGCAAGACATTGACCTCTATATGGATTCTGATGAAGACCTGCAAAAACTCTCTAACAAAGTGGCGTATCAGAAAGAGAAGATTAGTTATCTTGATTCTATTCTGAAATCCATTAACAATCGCCAGTGGAATATCCGCAATGCAATTGAATGGAGAAAATTTATTAATGGACAGTGATGTAAGTGATTTAATACAGAATGATGCAATGTGTCGAGTTTATATTAGACACGCATACCAATATGCACAATCATATAGTGAAGACCCATCCACACAACTAGGTGCAATATTAGTCCAACCATCAAAAGGAATTATAGGGTGGGGTGTAAATGGACTACCACCAAGAATTTCAAACAAAGAAGAACGATGGGAACGACCACAAAAGTATGATTATGTGGAACACGCAGAAAGAAATGTAATATACAAATGTGCAGAAAGAGGAATCTGTTCTACAGGACTTATTATGTATTGTCCTTGGTTTGCATGTACAGATTGCGCCAGAGCAATTATTCAATCTGGTATATCTGCTGTTGTTGGACACAAAGAAATATACAAACATGCCAATGAACGATGGAACGAATCTACAAAAATTGGAATTCAAATGTTAAACGAAGCAGGTGTTAGAACAAAACTTTGGAGTGGGGAAGTGGGAAATGATATTTCAATCCGAGTTAACGGGGAACAATTTCACCCATAAATAATAATATGAGTGAGATAACCATTACAAATATCGATTCGGTCAACATAAGAATCGATTGTGAAAAAGGCACTGCGAAAGAACTTTCTGATTTCTTTACATTCAAAGTTCCCGGACATGAATATATGCCTGCGTTTCGCAATAAGATGTGGGATGGTCAAATAAAACTATACAACATATACAAGCAAACCATATACAAGGGACTGTATGATTATGTTGTTAAGTTCGCCAAAGATAGAAACTACAAAATAGTAGAACCTGAACCTATCGTGAAAACGAAAGGTATCAAGGAAGAACATATTCAAAAATTCATAGACGAACATCTCAAACCAGTGGCTGGTGGAGAAGAAATAACTGCACATGAACATCAAATTGAAGCAGTTACTCATGCAATAAATAACGACCGTTGTTTGCTTCTATCTCCAACTGGCTCTGGTAAGAGTTTAATCATCTATGCATTGATTCGTTATTATCTTGATATCATCCCAAATGATAAGAAGATTTTAATTATCGTTCCTACTACATCTCTTGTAAGGCAGATGCTTTCTGATTTCACAGAATACTCGTCACAAACAAAATGGAAAGCAGAAGATAATTGCCATTGTGTGTTTGCGGGTAGAGATAAGATATCAAAAAAGAGAGTAATCATCTCAACATGGCAAAGCATCTATAAGTTGGGTAGAGAATATTTTGATAATTTCCATGCATGTTTTGGTGATGAATGCCACTTATTCAAATCTAAGTCTCTCACTACTCTAATGACTAAACTAGAAAACTGTCCATATAGAATTGGCACAACAGGAACTCTAGATGATTCCCTTACTCATAAACTAGTAATCGAAGGATTATTTGGCAGAGTACGCAAAGTGACCACCACAAAGAAACTGATGAGTAAAGACTTGCTTAGTAAACTGAAAATAGACTGCATTCTTCTTCAATATCCAGAAAAGACAAGAGAAGATGTAAAGAGAATCAAATATCAGGATGAAATAGACTGGATTGTTACAAACGAGGACAGAAACAAGTTTATTTGCGATTTGGGACTCCAATTAAAGGGAAACTCTCTAATACTCTTCCAGTTTGTCGAGAAACATGGAAAACCACTGTTTGAACTCCTTAGGCGGGAAGCAGGGGACTCTAGGGATGTCTTTTTTGTGTTTGGGGGAACTGATGTGGAACTTCGTGAGCAAATAAGACAGATTACGGAGAAAAAGGACAACGCAATTATCGTTGCTTCATATGGCACTTTTAGTACTGGTATCTCTATAAGAAAACTCCACAACATCATATTTGCATCCCCATCGAAAAGTAGGATTCGTATTCTACAGAGCATTGGACGACAGTTGCGTAAATCAGAACACAAAGACACGGCAAAACTATATGACTTGGCAGATGACTTGCATTGGAAAGCATATAAGAACCACACACTAAGACACTATGAGAGAAGACTGAAAATTTATCAGACTGAGGGATTCGATTACAAACAAATTTTCCTACATATAAAAGGGAAATAACATGAATGATAGTACTTCATATCGAATAATAAACCTTGCAAGTGGTGATAACATCATCGGTCAGGTTATAAACAAAGAAAGTAAAACCATAACAGTATATCGTCCATATCAAATGAAAATTATTACCATGATGGACTCTGCTGGTCCTTATCATGCATTTCGTCAAGAAGCCTTAGTTATGAGAAATTGGTTAGAACTTTCAACAGAAGAACATGTAACTATAGATATGGCAAATGTGATTGCCATTACCAGTCCAACCGATAAAGTAACAATGCATTACGAAGAAGAAAAAGAAAAAGAAGATAATCCACTTTACATGCAACAACTTTTAGATAAAATTAATTCTGATGCAGAGTTGGACGATTTAGAGGAATCACCGTTTTTAGGCGAAGAAGACCACGAAGTTACTATCGATATAGAACAAACAGACCTTTCAGATATAATTAAAAAAATTATGGAAGATGTTGGTGAGGATATTCGTTCTAAAATGGATAATAAACCAGAAAGAGATTTAAATCAAGAGAACGATGAATATTATGATACAGATAAAGATATGTTTGGATGGTAGATTTAAATCTTATCTTATAAACCCGGACAATGACATTGTAAGCATTTTTTAAAAAACTGTCAAGAAAAAACATTGACATTAAATTAATTTTTTGTATAATTACATTATGAGCAAAGAAAAAGACACATCATCGCATTATGTTAACAACAAAGAGTTCTTTTCAGCAATGAAAGAATGGAAAGTTGTTGTTAATGAGGCATTAGAATCTGGTGAACCAAAACCACCAGTAACAGATTATATAGGCGATTGTTTTTTGAAAATTGCTGAACATCTTTCATATAGGCCAAATTTCATAAATTATCCCTATAGAGAAGAAATGGTAGGAGATGGTATTGAAAATTGTTTAATGTATGCAAGTAATTTTGACCCAGATAAATCTGATAATCCATTTTCTTATTTTACTCAAATTGTTTATTATGCTTTTCTTCGTAGAATACAAAAAGAAAAGAAACAAGATTATGTAAAATATAGGTGTTTTGAAATTATGGACGATAATGGTGTGATACCAGATGATTTTAAAGTAAAGATACAACAGAGATTTGATTCTTCTAAAAATCCATATGCAAATATGTTTAGATTGTCTGAAACAGATATAGAAAATTTTACACCCAAGAAGAAAAAGAAGAAAAGAAAAAAGAAAGAATCAAAAAGTTCTTTAGATTCTGTTCTTGATGAGGATAAATCAAGTGAAGATAGCACTGATAAATGATACGCACTTTGGTGCAAGAGGCGACTCACAATTATTTTTTGATTACTTTATGAAATTTTTCGATGAAGTATTCTTTCCATACATCGAAGAGAATGATATTAAAACTGTAATTCATGCAGGCGATTTAATGGATAGAAGAAAGTTCGTCAATTTCAATATTCTAAATCAAATTAGAACAAGGTTTATCGATAGAATAAAAGAAATGGGAATAGACTTTCATTGTATTCTTGGTAATCACGATGTGTATTATCGAAATACAAACACAATCAATTCAATAAAAGAGTTGTTTGGAAATGATTTAATATTACACGAAAACCCAACAGTTATAAATGTTGGTGAATTAGACATTGCACTTCTGCCATGGATAAACAAAGAGAACGAATCAGACTCTATAGAATTTATTAAGACCGCAGCGGCACCATTACTGATAGGACATCTTGAATTAAAAGGATATGATGTAATGCGCGGAGTCAAGTATGATGGTGGAATGGAGCCGTCTATATTTTCTAGATATGAGCAAGTGTTAACAGGCCACTTTCATTGTCGCCAAGAACACGGAAACATTTATTATTTAGGGACACAGTATCAGATTACATTTTCAGATTTAAATGAAACAAAAGGCTTTCATGTTTTAGACACTGAAACAAGAGAACTGGAGTTTATAAAAAATCCATATAAAATGTTTCATACACTTGCATATAATGATGAGAATGGACCAGTTGAAGAAAAAGATTGGAAACATCTGAAGGATTCTTATATTAAATTATTTGTAGAAAGCAAAAAACATCCTTATAGTTTTGACAGATTTATGGATAAGTTATACGAAGCAGGCGTGGCAAAAATAACTGTTGTAGAAGACATAATAGATTCTGAATGGACAAAGGAAGAAATAGTTGACATTTCGCAAGATACTGTTACAATAATCAATAATGAAATCGATGCATTGGAAGAAGTGGAAGATAAGCCACGAATGAAGAAATTAATTAAAGATTTGTATATGGAGAGTTTGTCGTTGTGAATATTTTTGTTTTAGATTATGACCCATCTGTTGCAGCCAAATATGCATGTGATAAACATGTTGTTAAAATGATACTTGAGTCTGCACAAATGTTGTGTTCAGTACATCCAGAAGGCACTGCACCATATAAACGGTCGTTTTACAATCACCCATGTACTAAATGGGTTCGAGAATCTGCTGAAAACTATGAATGGTTAATCGACCATGCAATGGCATTATGCAACGAATATACAAATCGATATGGTAAAGTTCACAAGTCTCAGCAGGTAATTGAGTGGTGTGATAAGAACCGGCCTGCTCTACCTTACGGTGTGGGAAGAACCTCATTCGCACAAGCAATGCCAGAAGAATATAAAAACGAAAATGCTGTAAAGGCGTATCGTTCGTACTATCTTGGAGAGAAGGCAACCATTGCAACATGGAAAAATGCAGAGACCCCCTTTTGGTTTCAGGAGGCATTAGTTTGATAATATTCCAAACATTGAGTTGGAAGAATTTTCTTTCAACTGGCAATTACAAGACAACCGTTGACTTGACTCGACACCACAACACACTCATCTCTGGTGAGAATGGTGCAGGGAAGTCAACGATGCTTGATGCATTGACATTTGCTCTGTTTGGAAAATCATTTCGTGGTATTAATCTTCCACAACTTATAAACACAATAAACGAAAAGGATTGCGAAGTAGAAATTGTGTTTACTGTTGGTGTTGACGAATATAAAATTATAAGAGGACTGAAACCAAAGAAGTTTGAAATCTACAAGAACGATGAGATGTTAGACCAAGATGCCAAGTCTAGAGATTACCAGAAGATTCTTGAAGAGCAGATTCTAAAGATGACATACAAATCATTTTGTCAGGTTGTAATTCTTGGTTCATCAAATTATGTTCCTTTCATGCAATTAAGTGCCTCGGACAGAAGGTTGGTTGTAGAGAACCTTCTTGATATTGATGTATTCTCTGTAATGAATACTCTTGTCCGAGCGAGACTTCAAATGACCAAAGAGTATGTGAAAGACATTGATACTAAAATTGAAATCGCAAAAAGTAAAGTTGATGAAAAGCAAAAACTAATTAATACTCTTGAGAAGAAGTCTAGTGATTCGGTTGATAAGTATCAAATAGAAATAGAAGAGTCTAAAAAACAGATTAAAGAACTTCAAGAAGAGATTACCAACCAACAGAATAGTATTGATAATATGTTATCTCAAATAAACGACAAAGATACTATTCCAAAATCTTTAATTAAACTAGAATCAAATGAAACACAATTGAAGAATAAGATAAAGACAATACAGAAGAATATTAAATTTTATGAAGAGAATGATACATGTCCTTCTTGTAAACAGGATATTCAACAACACCATAAAGATTGTGTGTTTGAAGAAAAAGCAAAAGAACAAGAGTCAATCGATAAAGAATTAAGTTCTTTGGCAGAAAGTATTGAATACACAGAAAAGAGAATGGGAGACATCAATGCAATTCTTAATTCAATACAGAATATAGAAAAACAAGTTTCATCAAAACAAAATGAAATAAGTGCTTCTAACCAATACATCACCAAAATGCAAAAGAATATTGAGTCGGTCTTGAATGAAGGAACGGAAGTCGAAGAAGCAAAAGACGAATTAAATCAATTGATTGGTGAAGGAAAGAATCATGTCGAAAGAAGAAAGGAACTCATTGAAGATAGGCATTATCTTAGCATTGCTTCTACTCTTTTAAAAGACAGTGGTATCAAAGCAAAGATTATCAAACATTATTTACCAATCATGAATAAGTTGATTAATAAATATCTTGCTGATATGGATTTCTTTTGCCAATTTAATCTTGATGAAAACTTCAATGAGACAATCAAGAGTCGCCATCGTGATGAGTTTACTTACCATAGTTTTAGTGAAGGTGAACGATTGCGTATCGACCTATCCTTGC